CATCCTGGGTGGCATTGAGAGTTTGCCCCCTGAACAGGGGGCTGCTGCTGTCAGGGCATGGTTGCTATATGGGTTACAAGTGTTTCCCTGCATAGCTCAAGCCTTCAAGCATTCAGCCTTAAGCACTCACGCACCCAAGCAATGGCCTCCGGCGCAGGTTCGGGAAACTTTGAGGAGAAATATGACATGGCAAGTGCCAGGAATCATATGGATATCCTCCAGCAGAAGATGCGCCAACAGTTGGTGTCTAGGGGCACCACCTACACAGGTGAAGAACTAGATGGACGTCTGTACCTCAATGGTGAACGAACGCTGGTTGTCACAAACAAGGGGCCTTTTTTGGCTAATTTTAGTCACCCTGTCCCGAAAACGAAATTTGACACGAGATNAAAAAATTGGAAGGCAATGGGAAAGCAAGGCCTTCAGGGAAACAAAAAAACTACCCTCCATTGGTTTGGCACGGGAGCGACGCTTTACGTAGATCCAGTGTCAGGGAGAGGAGACCAGGGTCAAGTAGGGTGGTCTGAGTATGGTGTGGACTATGGCAAGTCAGGGTCAATTCAGACAACATTGACTGAATGGTTGCCTGGCATGGGCTACAATGAGGTGGACCCTGTTGTAATGGGTGGTCTGCTTGATGCATTGTCTGGGAAGCAAGACTATACAATGCTTTTCATCAAGGCATCATTGATCTTGAGAACACTCAGCGTGGCATATAGTGTTAATGAGAGTGAACTGGAAGGGCCCGAGGAATTGCCCAGCGTACAAGTTGGGACAAAGAGGGCAAAGATAGGAGCAATAGGAAAGAGTGAGTGCACAGTTGACCTAGATGCATTCACAGACAGGGGGGCGCTTATGTTAATGTTGTCTTCTATGCAGTACCCTAGCATAGAATGCACTGTATTGGGAGAAATATGTGTATACAGTATGATCTCAATGCCCGCATGTAGTGTTGACTTCGTAGCTTCATACGATAGGGAGCTGGTTAACACAATCCCAACACCAGAACGCTGGTGGAAAGCTATGGTTTCAACTGCATGCAAGTTGGGAGCGATCGAAGACCTGATAAACGCCTTCAGGATCAGCCGAGGTTGGGGCAGTTGGCTTCATGGACTGGAGCTGTTAGGTAAGAAAGAATTTTGTATGACCTTGGATGTCAGGCCCACCCGCGGGTGTAGGAGCGTCCTGATTGACTCAAACTTAGGGAGAGTGGACGATGTGACGGCGCCAACCAACCTGGTTTGCTCAATGTCTGAGCTTCTTTGCGATTGGGCAGTGGGTCAAGAAATGCTGAACTGCTTGTTCTTTGTTTGTGATGAGTTCGGTTTGGGGAATCCGATGTTGTGTCGTGACCCGACTGGCGGCCATGGAAGTAATGCTGGAGAAGCATTGATGCGAGAAGCAGGCTTCTACCATCTAGGACGGGGCAACTCATTCTATGCTGCCGTCTCTAAACATTTGTCAATCGGGGCGGAATTCCTTGGAGACACACATATCAAGAGATTGCTCCAGGATATTGGTCAAAGGATCAGCAAGTGCAGTGACCCGAGGGGTGCTGCCATGAGAGCAAGGTTGCGTGAGGTCAAGAAATTGACATTCACCCATTACTTTGGCCGGATATGGTCTGAGAATGTGACGAGATTCATCGGTGAGGTTGGGGTCATCAACAGTTCAACATGGGGCGGTACGGCCAAGTCAAGATCAAAGGTCTACGACCTAAGGAATTGGTTGGATGTGGTTGGTCTCAGTGATGAAGTGTTGTTGCTCAGCGGGCTAAATTCGCTACAGAAAACGGGGATCGACAATCTGGTGCCCAAGGTGATGAATAACATCCAAGGGGCTCATGGTAAGTATTATGAGCTATATCGGGAGGTGAATTGGCTAACTGATTATGAGCCGCGACTTGGAAGCGAAACTCTGGAGAAGGAGAGGTTGAAGTTCATAAGCACGTACCTCGGTATGGAAGGTAAGGAAAAAGAGGAGAGCGAAGATGAGGACTTCTTGGCACAATTTGGACAGAAGAGTGAGGAAGCAACACCCCTCAACTTCAAGCCCGACGAGCAGAAAGGATCTTTCCGCGGGTCCCTAAAAGCAGACAGGGTGCCCGGGGAAAAGATGGTGAATGGTGAGAAACTTGTGGAGAAGGAAGAGGACTCAGCGGACGATGTGCTTAAACCGTCAAAACCTCTCCGCTTCAGAGATAACTCTGATAGCGGAGATGACGATAAGGACGCCACCAATCGTATAGGGCGCAGGAAAGACGATGAGAGTGGCAGAAAGAAGGCAACACCGCCCCCAGATGTAGGTGGGAAAAGTAAGACTGACGGTGGGGGCGACGGCAATGATGAGAAAGAGAAGCCAGTGACCAAGACTAGGACAAAGCCTCAGAGGCGTGACAAGTTTAGCTACTCTGCCAAAGGCCTTGGTGGTTGGCTAAGGTCTGTAACAGGGCCGGATAATACCTTCGGAGTTACGAGGGTGCCAGGTGATGGTTTGTGTTTTGCACATGCTATATACGAGTGTCTAAAGGACAAAGGAGCGGATGTTACGCGAGAGGATGTGATCAAGTGGTGTCGGATAGAACAGAACAGGCCGGACTGGTTTGAAGGTGGCTGGGGTAGTAACCTAGTAGACGAACTAGGTTATGGGCTTGTGGTATGTGACAATAAGAGTGGCATGAACTCATCATACTTTACTGAGGACAGGAGCCCTGAGGATATAATAGGTATATATAGAATCAACAATAATCACTTTGACGCCATCATCCCTGGTAAGGGTGATTACAAGGGTGAGGCCCAGGGTAGGACCTGGCGCGGCGATGCATACGTATACGGGCCCATGTGTAAGAATTACCTCTTAACTGGGGGTGGTGTGTTGTTGACTGATTTGACAGAAGACATGGAGGTAGACAATGAAGGTACGATCTTCCAAACGAAGAGGGATGCAGAAGGTAATCCAATTGAGAAGATAGTGCTGAAGCCGGCCCCCAAGTGGACGAGACAACCGAACAAGAACGAACCATCAATTAGTGACTTCTATGACAGGATGGGCCCTGAAGAGAAGTTGGAGCAGAAAAAGCTATGGAAAGTGAATAAACACTTAGATAGGTTTGCCAAAGGTGGGCAAGCTTATGGTAAGTGGGACAAGAAGAAGAGAGGAATCCGCTGGGGTAAAAAGCCAACGGTACTTATCGAAGATCTGTCAAAGTCGGAGACGACTGATAAAGAAAAACAAAAGGATGAAAAGAAAGAAAAATGATGATCAGTGTGACATAGTGTAGTATATAGATTAGCTTATGTATTAGGTCAGAAGGCAGTAAGCCCCCAAACGTTTGGGGCTGTGAGACCAGTGGGTTGAAATCCCCACAACCCCC